GCCGTAGACCAGGTGGATCTTCTCGCCGGCGTCCGGGTTCAGGTCGTTGCCGACCTTGGAGACGTAGGAGAAGCCGAAGGTCGCACGACCCTGCTGTCCCAGCGAGAGGCCGGGGGTCGGGGACGCCGCACCGTCGAGGGCCGGGATGGCCTCGTCCGGGTAGGTGAACGCCTCGATGGTGGCGCCGAACTCCTCCGCGGAACGGAGGCTCGCGTAGACGCGGTTGTCGGCGTACTGCTTGTTGACCTCGGCGCCCGACGGCGACTCGGTGACGGAGACGAGACCGTTCCAGGCGTAGCCGTTGACGTACGCGCCGGCGTTGTTGAGGGTGTAGAAGACGCCCTTCTCGACGCCGTTCTCGTACACCTTCTCGCCGGTCTGGTCCCACTGGAGGACAGACATGTGTTACTTCCCTTCAGAAGTACAAGTGGTAGACGTCGTGATGGAGACCGTCGGCTACGTAGTGCCGGTCGTAGGTGCATTGCGGCAACGCCGCTAGCTTCGCCGGGATAACGCTGTCCGGGTCCTCGTCAATCACGGTGACCATGTATCGCTGCGTGTAGCGATACGGCTTGTTGTCAGCAAATTCCGTATCCGCGGAATCCCTCATGTAGAGAATGCACGGATACGCCATCTGCACGTTGGACGGCTGCTGAAAATACACATGTGCAGCCAGGGTCAGGAGGAGATCATGGAGTTGGAGGCGTCGGGCCACGATAGATCCCTCCCAACCTCAGCAGCAGACGGGGGTGTTGGACCTCGACATCCGAGACAATCCAACGAACCCCCGCCCACTCAACGTAGCGGATGGTGTGAAAATGCATTCCAGCAAATTCATCCGCAACAATGCTGATCGAGTTACTCACCGAGAGATCGTCATTAACACTCTCTCCCGCCTGGAGTTGTCTGGTGTTTCGCACCACGTCGCCCATGTACTGGCGTTCCGTGATTACGTCTTTCCAGACTCCAGGTGCTGTTTCAACACTGGTGGGGCCGTATCCTACCTTTCCGTAGAACTTAGGCACAGCCGCTTACTACGGCTGCGTGACCGGGCGCTTGAACGTCCAGGTGGTGTCCGCGTTGGTCGCGAAGTGGTACCCGGAGGTCGGCTCGGCGCTGACGATGGTGGTCTCGCCCTCCGCCAGAGCGGGCTGGGCGCCGGCGGCCAGGGTGGCACCGGTCTCGTCCTGGTAGACCACGCCGGTCTTCGTCGGGATGGTCACGACACCCGTGGCCTGGACGAAGGTCGGAGCCGTCGGGGCGACGAGCTGGCTGGAGGCCGCGGTACGCCGGACGACCTGCGCCGACTTGATGCGGGCCAGACCGCCGGAGAGACGGGTCTCCATGAGGTACTTGTACTGGTTGTAGTCGATGTCGAAGTCGTCGAACCGGGTGATCTCGCCACCCTTGTCGGTACCGACGATGTAGTCCTGGAGGTTGACCAGGATCGCGACCAGCTCGGGCTCGCGCTCCATCGCCTCGACGGCCACGATGCTGCTGACGCGCAGGGCCGCGGCCAGCTCCGCCTCGTCGCGGTACAGACGGCGGTTCGAGCCGTCCTCGTCCTTCAGCAGGAGCATCTCGGTGAGGATCTGCTCGGTGGTGAAGAGGGTCGGCCGGCCGGTGCCCTTGTAGAAGCGGCGGGTCCGGAGCAGCGTCTCGATCAGCTCGTGGTACGAGGAGCCGGCGTCGTCCAGGTTGACCCAGACGGTCGACATGTACAGCTCGTGCTCGTTGGCGATGGAGCGGATGCCGTCGCCCGAGGCCGAGGCCATCGGGTCCTGGATCTTGTCCGGGTCGCCCACGTCGCGGCCGTCGCCGAAGAGGATCGCGCACGCGATCTCCTCCTCCAGCATGAGCCGGATCTCGCCCCACAGCCAGGCGACGACGTCGAAGTCCGTGATGTCGATGATGTCGTCACGGTCGAGCTGCTGCTTCTTGTAGATGGTCGTCGGCCCAGTCTTGCGCTGGGTGATCGAGAACCATTCCTGCTTCTTGTACGTGCCCTTGATGTAGCCCCGGGCGCGGGCCTCGTCCTGGGTGATGTCCGCGACGAGGGACTTGAAGCGGGAGAACGGCCGGCGGTCGACGCCGTTGAGGACGCTCGCGACCCACTCGGTCCGGCGCTTGTTCCACTCGGGAGTGGCGGAGATCGCCTTCGCGTCCGGGAACAGCAGCTCGATGTTCTCGACACCGTGCTTCAGGGCGACCTCGTTGATGGCCTCCTTCAGGCTGCCGCGCTTGACGGCGTCCTGGACCATCTCCTTGATCTCGGCGTGCGAAAGCACCTTCCGGTCGTCCGCACCGGCACCGGTCGCGGACTGGTCGAACACGTTGCGCGTCATGGCGCCGGTTCCTTCCTGGTGGTTGAGGTCGCCCTCGGGGTTCTGGTCGTCGGCCGGTTCGCCGTCCTTGGGATCGCCCTCCTTGGGCTCTCCGTCCTTCGGTGCACCGTCGTCGGAGTGCTGAGCGCCGGCCTCCAGAGCGGCCTCGACCAACGCAGCGACGAGACCCTGAGTGTCTTCGTCGAGGTCGTCGTATGCCTGCTGGAGCGACACACCTTCGCCGTCGTCTGCCGGAGGGGCGTCCTGCTTCGGAGCGTCGGCGTGCTGGAGAACGATCTCCTCGCCGGTCTTGATGACAGCCTCGTCGGTCAGGGTCGTGACGTCGTCCGGGTCGTCGCTGTGCTGGATGCGGACGAAGTCGATGACCGCGCCGGGGTTGGCGCCGGCGAGCACGAGCGACACCTCACGGATCATGCCGTGGATGACGTTCTTACCGCCGTTGACGGCCTTCTCGATCAGCTGGTTGGCGTAGATCGACAGGTGCTTGATGTCGCCGTGCTGCACCTGGAGCTTGGAGTTCTTGCCAGCCGGCGTCTCGTTGAAGTACGCCTTGGCGTAGACGCCCTCGTCGCGGTGCTCCAGCACGGCGTAGCCCAGAACGTTCTCCGGGTTGCTGTGTCCGTGCTGCCAGACGAGCGGCACCTGCTGCTTGTCCATGTGCTTGAAGGCATCGGGCAGAATGGTCCGGCCGTCAGAGCACTTGAGGTTGGCCTTGGTGGCCCATCCGCCAAAGTCAGGTTCCATTTTGACGGTTCCCTCCCGTCTCTATCAGTTGGGGTGGCGACTCCGACGGAGCCGGTTCGAGTTCGAGCGGTTTGTTGCCGGCAGGCATCAGCTGCTTGTTGTCCGGCATGTTCGGGTTGATCAGCTTGTTGGCCGCGGGATCGTTGATGGGCTTCCAGCCGATCGCAGTCCGAATGTCGTTGCCCGTGGCGATCCGGTTGCGGACGAACTTATCGCCGACCTCCGCCATGTCCAGCATGGACACGAGCTTGAACGGGTTTCGGTACCACTCGACGGACTGACCCTGCGTCCGTGCCGTCTTCGTCAGGAAGGAACGGCGCATCGCCTCGGAGATGGCGTCGAGGAGAGGGTCAACGGTGCGGAGGAAGTAGTTGTTCATGGCCGCCTCGTCGGCGGTCCCGTTCAACACAGCCTCCGTCAGACCGAGTTGGTTGAACAGCATGGCTGTCAGGTACTCGATCTGCTTGAGGAGGTTGTTCTCCGCGGGGCGGTTGAGTTGAGTGATCTTCTCCGTGCCGTCAGCGTAGGCGATGCCGTACTGACTGCCGCGAAGCTGATCCTCGATGTCCTTGCGACGTTGCTCTGCCTGCTGTCGTCGCTGTTCCGACTTGATGACGTAGGGCAGCTGGATGATCATGTCGAGCTTGCCGCTGGCGACCTGCGCGTCGGCACCGTCCAGAAGGTTGAGCTTCCGGATCAGTCGCTGGTACGTCGAGTTCGGCTCGTTCATCACCGTGTAGAGAGGATTCTCCACGATGGCGACGAACTTCTTCAGGAGCGTGATCTCCTCCCGCATACCGGACTTCTCGTTGTAGAGCATGAGCCGGACACGATCGGGGTACCACGCGATCACCTCGCCAACGCGGAGGTTCTTGATGTCGAAGCCGCCAGTCGTAGCAGGATTGACGGTGGTCTCCACCGGAACGATCGCGCAGACACCCTTCTCAAGGACGGTCTGTGCGATGTCCTGTCGGAACTGCCGGCCGGCCTGGTCTATGTTGGCTTCGACCTTGAGGCAGTCGTTGAGCCCGCTCTTCACGTCTTCGACGTATCGCTCTTCGTCGTCCAGTCGGACGTGGCGAATGGGGACGTCAGACACGTCGATGGCGATGTGGTTGACGATCGATCCGATGATGGACCGTTCGTTACCATAGGACATGCGAGTTCGGTCAGGCCGGCCACCGTAGTTGAAGCCACCATTGTAGCCGCCGCTCGGATTCGGGTCCGAAGTGAACGCGTTCCAAGCGTGCTGCAAGCTGGTCTTCAACCGGGTAAGCAATGCCATGAGTCACCTCCTTTCCTGGCTACTCGAATTGCTCCTTGTTGAGCTTGTACGCAACCCAGGCGTCCATCAGAGCTGCGACGTTGTCGATCTTGGCTTCCTGGCGCTTCTTCAGGAGCTTCCGGTTGCCGTTCGTGTCCTCCATGGTGATGCAGTTTCCCATGGCGAACTGCATGAGCTGTTGATCAAACCTGAGCAATCGTTCTTCACTCAGAGTCTTGAGTTCCCCAAGCGGGACCGACTCTGTACGCGCCCCCTGAATCACTTTCTCGATGCCGAACGGCCCGTTCTCCGCCTCCCAGCGGGTGACGAACTCCTTTGCGTTGTAGGGGTCGTACCCAAACGCGCGCACGTCATAGTTACACTCGGTGATGAACCGATCAAGGTCGTCGTAGACCTGCATCATGTCCAGAACTTCACCTTCGAGGACGTGAAGACTGCCCTCCTTGATGAACTCCTGGTACTTGCTCCGCATGGCGCCCGGCAGCTTGTGGAGAGTCAGCGAAGTGATGTAGCTTCGCGTCTTTACTCCATAGCCGCGTGGCAGTGGAAAGAGGAATGTGAACGCACAGAAGTCGTCACCCTGAGAAAGGTCAGCCCCCATTGCGCAGGGTAGCTGCCAATACTCACGCTTAGGACGATGCGGGATCGTCTCCTCGTACGTAAAGAAGTACGTGTAGCCCTCCATCGGGATTCCAAAGCGCTTTGCCAGGATGTCGTTCCGAGAAGCTGGGGCTTTCTCGGCACGTTCAACGTCGAGTTGGTAAGTCTCATACGTGATCGTCTTCCCGAGGTTGGGATTGGCCTTCAACCACATCGCCGGGTTGCCGACTTCCTCCAGCTCGTCCAGCTTGTAGTGCCAGATCGAGATGTGCGGAGCTTGGTACTCGCCCTTGAGGATGTCAGCGAGTTCCATTTTGATCGTGTCGCCCGAACCGTTGCGGACCGTTCCCTCGGAGCTGATGGCGACGATCAACCAGTCGTCCAGCTTCGAGGCGCCCTGCTCGACTGCACCGACCACGTCCTCTCGGAGGTCGCCGGACAGCCATTCGTCGATCGTCGAGACCTTGGGGCGGAGGCCCTGGAGCTTGTTGATCGACATGGGTCGGACCTCAAGCAGAGATCCGGTGAGGAAGTTCTCGACGCCCTTCTTGGTCGAGGCCAGCTTGACCCGGTTCGCCTTCGAGCCCGTCGTGTTCTGCAACGAGCCTTCGGTGAGGAACTTGAAGAGCGGTCCGCGAGATCGAGTGATGGCGGTCCTGAACGGCGACATGACCTCATCGGCCTGCTTCATCGTCGGCGCGGTGGTGATCTGATGCGTCGTCGACGTGTCGATGTTCAGGAAGTAAGCCTGGATGCACTCGGCGTACATCGACTTGGCAGCACCTCGGGCGACGATGAGGTACTGCTTGGTGGTCAGCCGTTTCCGGATGACCTTGTCTTCGTAGTAGCCTTCCTGACCGTTCTCGCCGGGGACGTAGACGCTGCGATTGACGAAGTAGTACCAGCCGAAGATCTGTTCAGCCCACAGCTTGAAGGTGGGAAGCAGGTGCAGGTCGCTACCGTCGGTGAGCGTCAGCTCTTTCTCGCAGTAGAGGATGAACCCCTCGACCACGGCCCCGTCGTAGTAGTAGTTCGGGTTCGCGATGAGCGCGTCGATGCGGTTCATCTCCAGAGAGACTTCCCGGTTGACCGGGATTTCGCCTCGGATCACCGCGTCACGGAACTGGCCGTAGTAAGTCGGGACAGCCGTGTTTGACATGGTCATTACTAACCCTCCCTCCTACTACGCTCGACCGGCGAGAGCCTTGGCGATCTGCTTGCCGGCGTACTTCTTGGCCTCTTCCTTGCCGATCTGGAGAAGCATGTCCTTGATGAACTTGGTTGCTTCCTCCTTCGGCCCTGGATTGCCCTTCTTGTAGCGCTTCTCCAGGTCCATGCGTTCGAGGTAGGTCTTCAGCTCCTCGTTGGAGAGGGACTTCAGCCCACCCGCCTTGACCTTGGCCTTGGCGGCCGTGGCGGTCTCATGGTCGGACGAGGCAGCCGGCTTGGCGCCTGACGGATTCGCACGGCGGACACCCCC